CTGTTTTTAATGCGTCAAGTTCAGCCTGAACCCTTTCTATTTGTTCGGCCACCCACTTCTTTTGATCTGCAATGCTTAGTTTAAAAAAGCCTTTGGGATATTTCATAAAACTTTACCGTTATTTATTTTCCTTTGTATAGAAGATTTGGCGCTATTCTGAGAGTGTGTAACAAATTGCATATTGCTTATTGTGTACCCGATCTCGCTTTTTTTTCTATCAACACTTGGCGCTAATTTCCTATCGTAATTGTTATTTTTATAATTTTTAAACAGCCTTTTAAAATCCTTATTGCCTAATGCCCAATTATAAAATTCATCTTTAGGTAATAACTCCTTTCCCTCGTAGAGATGAAACTTTGCCTTTTGAATTCCGGTGATCCTTGATTTCATGTTGCGATAAAGACGCATCAAAAACCCTTTCTCTGTTTTTTCGTAAACTAACGTCTTTTCGTTTCCGTTCTTTTTATTTCTATATTCCCTTTGAACCTGGTTTCGACATGGCCTGCATTGATTTTGCCTTTTATCTGCAGTATTTGGATGCTTGTTAAATAATTTAATCGGTAAAGACTTTCCACAACGATTACATACTTTTTCCATGTTAATTATTTTAGCATAAAGGTACTAATTATTTTAGATTAACATGAAGATAGATTAATGTATTTTGCCTTTAATTATTTGGTAATTCTTTACAGAATAATCACCATTGCGTTCAATAGTTATATGCCCAAATCCGTGTTGAGAATTACTTACTAACGGGTTATAATTCGGCCTCAGTTCACAAAGGCATCCGGTTGACCAACAGGAAACCACATTGCCATCCAAATCAATTTCAGGATGATGAGAAGCCCTGTGTAAATGCCCAACGATTATACTTTGTTTTGCCTTCATGTAAGCGCCTCTGGCTGGTGAAACCGGGGAGAATATTCCTTTAAAAATATGGTGCCCATGAGAAATAGATAACTTACCAGCCTTAACAAGTACTTTGTCATCAAGTAATATCACCCGCTCTTCATTTAGCGCTAACCTTTGCTCAAGACTAAAATAAGGATCATCCCATATCTCCATTACTTTCTGCATAAGAAACTTTTCCCATCGGATATCATGGTTTCCTTTTAGCCAGTAAATCTGTGCAGAAGGAAAATGTTTTCTTAATTGTCGTAAGAACTGTTTTACAGAATCAAACTCCTCTTTTGGCCGACGCTTACTCCAATCTCTTTCAAACTTACTAATCATCGCAAAGTCGATAAGATCTCCGTTAATGAATATGGTATTTACTTTTTGCTTCTTACCATAATCCAGGGCCATTGTAATTGCATTGTTATCCTGATATGGGAAATGCAAGTCGGAAATCAAAAGGATGTTATTACAGGCTAAAGGAAGCACAAACGGGAGCCTTTCTTCTGCAAAAGAATCCGGCAAACTATACGGATTTCTTGGCCTGTCTGCGGCTACAAAAAACTCTGACTTTTCAACATGTTTCCGTTCTGCACCACCCCTCTTTCCTTCAATATATCTTAACCTGTTTCTTGCGGCCTCTACATCCCTGAATAATAATTTATTTTCTTTGTACATGATCCGGGCGAGTTTAAGCGTCGGCATGTCCGGGTTTTCAGATCGGTATTTTCTTGCAATCTCTGATTTGTTCATAAGTTTGGTTTAGTTACGAAGGATAGTACTTTAAGAACAGGTAAATAACCATCATGCCCAACAAAAATGTCAGGGCAATGATGATCAGGTTTATTTTCCAGTTTTTAAACATCGATTATTTCATCTTGTCCGTATTGGCGTAAGCTGCCCCGCACCATTGCAGCCTCTTTCTCCCGGCGCTCAACCAGCCCATTTGTCCAAAGACGTTTACTCTGTTCGATAAGTTTTGCAATGCCAGCATAGTCCTTTTTGGGCACCAGCGGCACAATCTCCCGCATCTCTTTGCGCCGGTCGCCCTGCAAGCCGGTTCCCCGGTTATAAACCATGCTCAGGATGGCCCCGGCGGCATCCGGTGTCAGTTCGTCGAGGCCAGGATAAATCTTTAAGGCCGCTTTTGCGTAACGTGGAAGGCTTGTGTGTACGAATACCTCATAGGCCGCCTGGTAAGGAATGGTTACCGATCCGGCCATTTTATTTGTCTTCATGGCAATGTGGGCTTTCTCTCCCCGCAAGCCGGCAAACATCTTTAAAATGCCTACCTGGTAGGACCCGATGTATTTTATCCAGTCGTTTTCAATATCCCGTTCTGTGTTGTACCCGAGATCGTAACCGATGCCTATTGTAACCCCACTTTCACCACCCGGCCATGACAGCCCGAAAAGTTTTGCATTGTAATGTGCAGGGCTGCTTACCTCATAAGCAACAATAGAATCGACTGCTTTTTTTGATATTTTCATGGCCCTATTGTTTTTTGTAAGCTGTGATAAACCGAACGATACCCACTACCCCGGAAATGGTGCCAATCACTTTGAGTAATGTTGTAATGCCCGGATGGTTTTCGCTGAATACTGACATGGGAAATGCTATCCAAACGACCACACAAAAGGCGATCAGCAGGGTATTAATAATTCCGTTTGTTGTTGACATGATGTTTATTTTATGAATAAAAAATAGGCTCCAACTGCTACGGCAGCGGTGCCAAACCCGACCAAAACAGTCTTTCGTTTCTGCCGGCGTAGCTGTTTGTTTTGCGCCTTCATTTCTTTAACGGCGATATCCCTTTGCTCTTTCAGGTTTGCCACTTCAGCCCTATAACTATCCACTACCCGGGCCTGGGCGGTGTCTTTTACCGTATGGTTTGAAATAATGCTGTCCTTTAAAGCAATACGCTGGTTCAGCAGATCGATCTTTTCGCTGAGCAGCTTCACCCGTTCAGCGTCAATCTTGCCCTTCTCGATGAGTTTGGCGGCGTTACGCAACCACTCATTCTCAATAATCGTTGTCTGGTTGCTTTGGCAGGTTGCGGAAATACTCCCTAAGATCATCGCTGCCATAAGCGTTAATAACTTTAGCTTTCTCATTGTATCTTTTTGAAAGGTTATCGATCTGCTCGTTTAACTGAAAAACGTAGTTCTGAACTACTGAATCCTTTACCCGGAGGATCTGTATGTTCATCTCCTGCTCATTCACAACCTGCTGCCATGCGGCTCTTTCCTTTTCAATCTGCAGTCGGGTTTCTTCCTTTAGCCTCAGTTCCTGTTTTGTCATATCCAGGCTGTGATCTTTTTTAAGGCCCTGGAAGATGAACGAAATGCAAAGCAGGCTTACAATAAAAAGAAGCGCCACCACGATGGGGTATTTATACTTTGCTACCAGGTTGAAGAATTTCATAACGAATTCGTTTGGTTACAGTAATTCCAAATAACTATCACAGCCAGCAGCAGCAAAACGATAATAAGCCACTGGTTCGGCCGCTTTGGTTGTTCGTACATGTTTACATGTTTGGCTGACATTAGTCCGGCTTTTTAGTTTCGTCTTCCTTTGGAGCGGGAGTGCCTCTTAACAAAGAAACTATCTGAGGCACCGTAGCCACGCCACTCATAATGCCTATAAAAATCATTGTGGCATGAATTATTGCGATCCTATCCGATGCCCCGGTAGCTTTAAGGATGGAGTAAATGATGGCCCACGCCAAAACCATCGCAATACCAACCGCAATTACTCTTTTGTGGCTTATTTTCCCTCCCTCCATTACCATTGATGTAAAAAAGTTTTCTTTCATCGTATTATGTTTAAAACCCTGCCCCATTTACCGGCGAAGGGCGGTTACTCTTTTTTGGTTCCTGCTGTAATATTGCTTCGAGGTAATAAATCTTCTTATCGTGATCATTCGTCTTTTTCTCCTGCTCACCAATCCGTATCAATGAAGATGATATTTGTGCGTCCTGCTGTTTGTCGATCTGTTCTGTCCGGGCCTTGTACTCTCCGAACGAACGGACCTCAATACCAACCCAGGCCAAAAGGCTGGTACAGATGAACAGCATTATCACCTGTACCCAGTGCATTAAATTATTTACCTGCTGTGGCGCCATTTTTATCGTTTAAAACAGTAAATAAAATTTCCCATCCCTTTTATCCAGGTACCACCACTTTGCAGCGGGATCCTTGTATAAATAGATCTGCCGCTTCACATTTGAATTATCCCAGTAGGTGCCATCCGGCTTTTTGTAGAAGAATGTAACCGTGCGCCTGGTTAAGTTGGTGCCATGCAGGATCACCGTGGCCACGGTGGTATCGTTCACCGGAGCCGAGCTGCAGGTCTGTAATAAAACCGGTTCGCCGGTACAGCCGGCCGGACCGCTGGTTAAAACGGTCCTGGTTTGAATACCGTTAACGCATGGCCCCCAGGCTGAGTAAGTATATGTGCACGGAGGAGGAATAACCGTACATGGTTGAGATAATACCGGCGCCACACCACCGGAGCATCCGGCAGGAACAGAGCTGATAACCGTCCTGGTTTGCTGGCCATTTACACAAGCGCTCCAGTCAGAATACACATACGATGTGCAGGGCCCCGGTGGCGGAGCGCTGCCGGCATAACATCCAATATTACTTCCGTCGTAGCCCTTACCGATCAGCGGCGATCCGGGCTGAAGGTGAAAGTCGGTTGCCGATACGAAAAGAGGGTTTACCGCAAGGTTGTTATTGATGGCTACGCCTGGACCGGTCCAATACGGCGCCGCTGTGTTGTAGGCATCGTTATGGCTGATCACGATATTATTCTGCGTTTGTGCAGTATTGGCCGCTACGGATCCCAACGAGAAGCCCTGGAAGATATTATTCCTAATTGATACCCCGGTTACATTGCCAAGCGCCTGGGAAGTGAAATCAATGCCCAAGGGTGAGGCTTGTGTACTTTTGGCCACAAACGTGTTGTTGTGGATCTGCATGTTCTTAACGAATGGATTCCGGGTATCGTTCTCCAGCTGCAGGATGATGGCACCAGAAGCCCCGTATGGAGCCTGGTAAAGATTTGTGAACAGGTTGTTTCGGATGATGTTGTCAGAGATTTCACTGCAGCCGCCGGCCGGGCATGGGTATGTATAGCCTCCGGTATTACCCGGGTACCTGGCATTGTACGAAATACCCACAAATGCATTGTTGATCACATTGTTTTCAACGATGGCCGCCTGGGTGGCAAATTCAAAGATGATCCCGCTTTCCGGGTGGGTATAATTTGGCGCCGCATGGTTGAGTGTGTTATCGTGGATCCATACTGAGTAAGGGTAGCTGCCTTTGTAATTGTAGTTTAGATCAATGGCCCCCTGGATGGTATTGCCGCCGATCTCCAATCCCTGAATATTGAAAAGTTCAATGGCAAAATCCCAATCGCCGCCCTGTCCCCAATACGTTGCCTGGTAAGGTGATTTTGTAAGGGTGTTATTCAAGATCTTGCAGCCCTTCAGGTAACCGTTATCGTAGTACTTAATCGGCCATCCATTTTTAAAGTTTACCCGGGATGTGCAGGCAATGCTATTGTTTTGGATAACCATGCCCGTCTGTCCTCCGATCATCACACTTCCGTTGCCGTATTGCTGATCAACCACGCCGGAGCAGTTGGTCACCGTGTTATTCAGGAACTTATTCCCGGTGGCCGATACGCCAGGATCCTTTGAAGGGCTTGTTGCATCGAACCCGTCGAAGATGGCGGCGCTGCCATAAAAACCAGTGAACTTACAATCGGTGATCGTTACATTGCTTCTGCCGGTTACCCAAACACACACCCATGTTTTAAAATTACTCTCACTCACATACTGACCATCAAAGGCAATCCCTGAAATATATTGATTCCCGTTTGAGTTCTGTGGTGAAGAAAGCTGCAGAAGGTTACTCCACTGGCCGGTGATGGCCGACTTAATAATGGTGGTGGCCGCTCCCTCCCCCCTGATACTCACGCCCGGGCGTAAGGAGGACGTTTGCGTTTCAGTATATGTGCCAGGTAAAACCAGTATCTCATCGCCGGCTGTTGTTACCGTTGACGTGGCTTTGTAAAGCGTCTTCCATGGATTAGCCTGGGTGCCGTTGCCGGAAGCGTCGTTACCTGCAGGGCTAATGTAATACGCCATAGCGGCTCCTTCAATATTGCGGAGCTCTTCGATGGAGTTGACAATGATGAACTGGCTGCTCAAAGAAAAGCTTAAAAAAAGCAGGAAAATGGATGTGAATAGTTTTTTCATAATTGGTTGTTTAATTTTCGTAGCTGTTAAGTTGTAGGCCATCTTTTCCAATAAATGCATAGGCCAATAAGAATACGGCAAAAGCGACCGGGGTCAATATGATTGTTAATATTCTCATTGGTTTTCTTTTATTCCTATGTAAGTCCCATCGTACCATCCGAAACGCACATCGCCAATCTGCTTGTCTAGTTTGAACCGGGATAGGTCAATATCCATTTCGGAAAAATCCTGCTCGTTTGGTAGTTGTACTTTCATAATCCCAAGTCTGTTTTTAATTGGTTAACACTGTTATAATAATCGGTTGTGTTGCTTATACCGGCACCAACGCTTACAAAGCAGGCCTTCTTTGTGCTGAAGTTTACCAGGTTGCTGCTGAATATATAAACAAAGTCAGTTGGCAACCCTTGCGCTGTTATGCTGCCGGATGATAAAGATGTGGTGTTCTGAAGTATCTCTACCGCTGTTGACGATGTACGGTTGCTCAGGAACATACCAACCGTGTTACTGAGTGCCGCCGTTAGATATGTGGCATAATTCGTCCGGTTTAGTGTAGAATATATGGTATTGCTGTAAAGCTCTATATCTGAGTTATACGTAGCATTCAATACCCCTACATCTGTGCTGGTTTCGTTCACATTCTCCTGACTAAAGAACATCAGATGAAAACTATTAAGGCTTACGGTTTCCGTTGATGGCTTGTAATTGGTTGTTAAGTACGCCCCGCTTGTAGGATCTGCTCCGCCACCGCTGCCGGTGGAATAGGTTATTGTTCCCGATGATGTGCAGGTATATTTTGTAGTGTCAATAAGGTTGTATTTGCTGGCCGCAAATGATCCGTTGCTTAAGATGTAAAATGCCTGTACCTCTGTTCCCCACCGGCTTGCTGCCTTCTCCCTGGCAACGAAATCACAGATGGCTGTCTTTACCCCGGCATCAGTGATACCCGTTGCAGCGAAGTATTTTAAAGCATCTACATCAGTGCATCCGGTTGATGCCTGGCTCTGAATTATTCCATGAGTTTGTATAATCTGTGCATTGCTGTTTAAAGCAATCAGAGATAACAGTATGTATAATAGTTTTGTCATAAACTTAAATTTCCGTACAGAACCCATTCGTTTGTACCACGTTTAATTAAAGTCGCTCCAGAATATTGATCTGTTATTTTTAACTTACCACCACTTGATCTGATTGTTACGCCGCTTAAAGCCACTATTGTCGTTTGACCTGCACCGAGTTGGGTAATAATAATTTGAGTGCCTACCGGAAACGCCACATCTGCATTAGCAGGAACGCTTAATGAGTTACCACTACTTACATTCATTTCAATATCTTTCCCTGCATCTGTTAGTTCTAAAGTATCGGACGCCGTTTTAGTCACTATTGTTAATTGAATATTTTTGTTTTGGAGGGTTTCGGGATTTGAAATAAGCGAAACAGTTCCGGATGCATCTGGAAGATTATATGTCCTATCGGCAGTTAACGGGTTGTTGGCTATGATCGCATTATTTGAATTTGTTGAAGACCTGAATTTAAAATACCCGGTTCCGGAGGTTGTTCCTATAATCGTGTAGTCTGTTCCTCCGTCATCAAACTGTATGTCGGTTGGTGTGGTATTACCATAAGATGTAACACTGGCAAGATCCTGTGAACCGGACAGCGTCCCTCCGGATAATGATATGCCGGGGCCGATGGTGATATACCCCAAATTACCATGTCCGTTACCCGATGGCGCACTTATTCCGTTAATCCAGCCAACTAAAGTATTTTGGTTTGATCGGTTTGCAAGACTGTCTATCGCTATATGTCCTTGCCACGGTGAGAATCCTATGCTATCTCTATATATCTCCAATGCGCTATTATAAGTTGCTGCGGCGGTCGTATATGTTCCTAATGTTACAGAATACCCTGATGATAACCCCACTTGGGCAGAAATTCCAGAATTTCTTGAGTCTAATAAAATAGATGATTCCCCGGTAATATCAAAGTCGCTTGGATCGCTTGCTGTATTCCAAGTAAAATCATAAGTGCCATTATTTATAGTAGTATTTTGGGTAAGATTCCCCCCCAATTTTACATCTCCGGCCGACGCAGTAAGGCCGTTTGATGCGGTAATCAAACCTACGCTTGAAGCCGCCACCCACGCCGGTGCCGATCCACTACCGAGAGATTTTAACAAATACCCTGAAGTACCGTAATCCGGAGCAGCCCCGATTCCTAAAGCGCCGTTGGCATTTACAGTAAATCTGCGGGTGCCATTGGTGTTTATTCTTAAATCTTTTGCATCGTTTGTACCAATCCAGTTTACTGAAGTATCTGTTCCCGAATTACCAGTCTTTGACCAGGCTGAATCGGAAACAACTATGGAGGAACCGGAGCCACCCACGCCAATCTGAAGGGTATCCCAGGCAGCCAGCTTGGGATTATAGTAGTACATCTTTTTATTTGTACTGTCGAAGTAAAGACCAAACTGTTTACGGGATGTGATATTAGAAGACGTTGGAACGCCGCTACCAGTAGGCCCCTGCCAGGCACTGTCTGTTGCATGCCGGCTTTCTCTTTTACCCCACAAAGATGGTGGCTGATGGATCTGTGAGAAAGAATCAAAACTTACCGCTAAAAGAAACAGGGCTATAATTGCTGCAGGATAGTTATTCCTGAAAGCGATGCCCTGTTTTGGCATCTTCATTTTCATGGTTTAAAATTAAATATTTATTTTATGACTTTAATCATTATTTTATGCTTTTACAATTATCCAGTCAAAGTCGATCGTCTGAACTTCCCCGAATATTTCCTGTATGGTTACTTTAAAACTATTGTTGGTGAATTCACGAACGGCAAATGTTACCGTATTATCCCTGGCCGGGTTTGCATTTCGGCTGTAGATAACACCAAGTACACGATATGCATAGGCAAGATTCAAACCATGGGTTACTGTGAAAGTGGTTTCTGACACATCACCAATTGTAAATCTTCCGTTTCCAACGATATCGCCTGCTACTGCTGTGCTTACAGGCTGCGGATTATGAATTGTAGCATTCCATTGAGTGCCATCCCAGTAAAATTCAGATGTCGTATACAACGGTATCGACAATTCCGTTAAAGTGGTATTCCCCCATTTAAGGGCTGCATTATTGAACTGCACTTTAGGGTCAGGATTCCCAGGAGTATATGATCCGAAGTTTGTAAAACGAAAAACATACCCAATCGGCGGAACGTCGGATGATTCAAACTTATAAATGGCATTATGTCCGGCAAGACGTATAAGCTTTCTCAGATGGCCGGGCACATATGTGACTGTGGTATTTACATCCAAAAACGAATCAGCCAGCAAAGCCGTAGGACCCCACATTTTACCCACCACGCTGTCATTCACAGGAGCAGTGAGCACTTTAGGCTGCATTATAATGGTCCACTCTTCAGCAGGATCACCGCTGAATACATCTCCGGGCTGGAATAACTGGAAACCTCCCAGCACATTATTGGTGATGTGAATGCCTTCAATCACCGGACCGTAACCAGTCCTTATAGCTATGTAATCAGTAGCCAGCAACCCGGCCATAGCTGTATTTACATAAGCTGTTGCGCCAGCCGCTGGAGTATTAGGTCCTCCATCACCAATGCGGAAACGTATAGGATCAAAAATAGTAACAGTATCCTTTGTTGGCATCACATCATACCGGTGAAGTAAAGTACCTCCTGCTGTATAAAGCCTTACTTCATGGGTAATAAAGTCCCGGCCGGTAAAACTAACGGCATAAGGTACCTGGTGACCTGCGCCTGGAGTCGGAATCCCGCCGCTGTCTCTCTCGGGTATGGTAATCGAATCAACCTCGGATACAACACCAGAGGTTTCAACCTCGTATATTTTGGCCACCATGTTCTGCGTTAGAGCAGCATAGGGGCTTAAAAAATAGTTTACATTCATCGTTATATCATTTCAAGTTCAGTAATGTGTACCACGTTTGCTGTACCAAAGAATCCCTGATCAATATTGTATGCGGTTATAATTCCAGGAGCGATCGGATCAACATCAATAAACTGCAGGCTGCTTAAATTTCTTGCCGGTGTTACTTCCAGGGATCCTCCCATTAACGGAAATCCTTTTTGTCTGTTGGTATCCCATTTGCTGCCTTCCATTGTTTCGTACTGCAGGTCTTCAAACTTCACGTTATTACAACACCATATCCTGTTCAGGATGTCGATAATATAAGGCGCAACTCCCCTGGCTTCTCCTACATAAAACTTAAAGCTGCGCCATGGATAAGCGCTCAGGGTTTTAACATTATGTACCTGGTCAGCCATTGAATTCCTTTCTCTTTGTGGTTCAAAATCCATGATATCACACTCACACATGAACAGCATTTGTATGCCTGTAGTCCAGATCACTCCAAAATCATTATCTGAATTCTTGTACTTCAATACCCGAACATTTCGGTGATCAGCTTTTATAAATATCGGTTCGCTGATAGCTTCAAACTTCACGCTCAGTAATTCGTTTTTCTGGTATAGGTAATAAACGCCATCAGGAACCACGCCGGCATCGGTTACATCAAATGTGCATTCCCATGCATTCTCTCCACCTGAGCCAACTGCCGCTATTGTCCAGGGAAATGATTTTATCACTGTTCGGTTTACATCAATCAGTTTCAGATCATCGGGTTCAATAGTAGTTGTTATCTGTAGTTTCGTAGTATAGGCCCGCTTCCACTTCTGCTTATAGTAAACTTTCCTTTCAAATATTTTTATCTGCCGGCAGGCCCAATCATCATCCATGTGCACACCCGGAGTAAGAGTGTTTGGAAGCATCTTAAACGGCCATATCAGCGGTATATTCAGGTGGTTGCTCATATCAATTTGGTCATATCGTTATTTGGTGATGCAATGAGTTTCCAGGTCTGCTTTTGGTTGGGTTCTGGTGTCATTCCACCGTCCCACATACGTCCGTAAAGCACAGCGCCGGTCTTACCATCAGTGAACTTTATCCTGCCGTAAGGGTTTGTCTTCATTATTATAGGAAAATCGGAAGGTGGAGCAGCTGTGAAATTGAAATAGTCGTGCCTGTATAATGAAGGTGTTAATGACCCTACAGGAACAGTCGCTTTTTCTTTTACAGTTACACCGGCAAATGTGGTACTCAGCTCGATATTTCTGGGAGCGCTTGCCAGTACAATATCCAATGTGTCCATTTTATCGAAAGCCGGATGGATAGCACCGCCGCAATTAAGCAGGCATCTCTTTGGAGACAATTCTATATTAAATAACTCGGCAGGATGATCAACCCCGGTGATAGGAGAATATGCCAGGCGCTTCAGGTAATATACATTGATGCTTTGAGTGAACAAGTCTCCATCAATACTTTCGTTTGTAACCGGCTCCTGAACAGTTATAACAGTGAAACCTACGACTATATATGAAGTGTTTAAAACGGTATAGGTGCCGTTGTTGCTTACTGATCCTGTGAGGTTGACTGTTTGCCCGTTTTGGATCTGAGAAACAACGTTTGGAATCTTTATGTAATAGGCACCGCCACTTACTTCAGTTTGAAATGGACCGGAGTAATAAGGGACGTTTACAAGCCCCTGTTTATCCACGCTCACCATGAAGATATCATTGTCTGCAGTGCTGCTGGTATCTTGTTGGCCGAATTTGTCAGACCTGGCGCTTTCAATACCATATGGATCAGCACGGTAAGCGCTAACCAGGTCAAGCTCCCTTTGGATCCTTGTATTTGGAGTACTGTAAAGCTGGGTTACATTAACCTCATTGCGGCCATTGATATCATCTATTGTCTGGTCTTTGTATCCGACTTTTACAGTATTAAAATCAATATCCTTTGCATATACTATTTCCAAATCATCCACCACTCCAAGATCCATGATCACATCGTTACGGAAAAAGTAATCCAGCTCCTCGATTACCAGTTTATCGTTTTCAATAGCACAGCCAATTGATAACTTCTTTTCGTGAGCTCTTGTTTTAAGCGCCTGGAAATAATCAGCATAACTGGTTTTAATAGAAGACTTGTAATCTTTCCTGAGAGCCGAACCACTTGTAAAGATCAGGTCTTCCTGGGCTGTGAGCCAATCTGATTTAACTCCGTATTTACCGTTGGTCATCTTCTCTGTCAGCCTCTCAAACATTGTAATGCCTCTCAACCCCTCATTATAGGTTTCATCAAATGTTACATCATATTCGATGGAGATATCTGCCCCATATATCATAAACTTACTTGCTCCACCGATAGCGCCGATCCTTACATAGAGTCGTTCTTTGGGATTGACTGTTATAGTTGTATTGAAAGAATAATAATAAAACTGCCCATTATTGAAACTTCCGGTACCAAGGTTTAATACCTGGTAAACGGTGTTTGAATTATCACTTGCCCGAATAACATCCAGGTGCAGGAAGGCGCTGCTCCCCCCGGTACATTCACCATGAACCGTTCCTTTGATCTTTACTGTAATGGTTTTTGTTGTGCTCCACTGAAAATACTTTTCATTTGGAAATGCGGATGTAGATTCAAATATCTGATCCTGCATAACTATACCCTGCGAAATACCGGTCTTATTAGTAATTCCCATACCAAGAAAATAGAAATTTCCATCCGGGGTGCCCAGTACTTCCTGGCCGGAATAAACGGTATAATCAATGTGGTTGGTGAAAGGCATTCCGTCAAAACGGACAATCTTTTTATCAGGGTCGGTGTTTACCGGTATCTCATAAACTGTATTCTCATAGGCTTTCAGCAACTTACTCAGCCCCCCTTCCATAACCCGCATATCCACGCCTATGAAAGTCTGCTTGTATTCACTGAAATCAAGCTCTCCTACATACCATGCCTCATAATTATGTGGGTAAGATGCTCTATCCAGCCGGCTTATTGCCAGGTATGCAATAACCTCCTTACCATAAGTCCACCTGAGATGTCTCAGTATTTTTGCCCCATCTTTAGCAAATCTCAGCGGCACGGTAAAGTCACGGAATAAACCCATGTATGTTGTGTTGGTACCATATCTCACAAGCGTATCTTTCCAGCCATCAGGAGACGTTTCAAGATGCGCCGGCTGGCCATCCGGCTTTAAGAATGTTACCGGGTCTCCTTCCTGTACAAGTCCGTTGCTACCGACAAAAAGCGGCTTTTTATCAGCATTCAGTATCCAGTATAAATATCCTTTTGGTTGCATTACGGACGACTTCTTTTTACATTGTTCACGATGTATGCATCACTTTCTATGTGAAATTCATTAATCAGAGTAACCTTATTTCTGCCCGTCACTCCCTTCAGATCACGGATTTCTTCAATCATAGCATCAGCCTGACTGTAGGTCATTCCCTTTGGTGTAATTGAAGTGAGCCCCTGCCTGGTCATACTGCGGGTGAACATTGATGCATTTAGAATATCCCTGGTAAGATGGGCTGGGGTGATCTGCTCACCACCGGCCATTTCCATTAGTGTTGGCTGTGGTGGAGTGAGGTAATACTTACCGTCTTTTTTCATCAACTCAGAACCTTCTTCAGAGACCAGGGCAAGACCTTTCTTAGCTGATGGTGTACCATCCTTATATTGAGGAAGAGGAGCCGCGATGGCCCGGGCAAGCTGCAAGGCACCAATGGCGCCTGTTAATACGGCCAGAGCTATGTTAAACGGATATGGTGCGTCTTTAAGTGCTTTAATAACGGCTGCTGCAGTATTGGCAATTATGGAAGCAATGTTTGCAGCCTTCTCCAATTTAGCCCGATCAACAATTAATTTTCGCTTCCTTTTTTCCAGTTGCTCGTTTTCAAACTGAGCCTGTTTTTCAACCTGGGCAGTACGTTTTACTCTTTCTGTTTCGGTAAGTCCAAGCAGGTTTATCTGGTTGATGCGCCGCTGTGTATCCTCATCAAGGATTCTTTTACGGGTTTCAATTATGGCAATCTCTTTATCAATACTTCCTGTAAGAAAAGAAAGTAAGGTTGCCTGCATTTCCTCCGCTCCCCTTATTGAAAGGTCTTTGATATCCTGTATTGCTTTATCCTTCTGGTCCTGGTCTTTTTTATCCCACTCTTTATTTTTATCATATTGCAACTGCCTGAATTTTTCCAGCCAGCCCATAGTGAAATCCTCATACTCCTCGAGCTGTTTTTGCTCTTCTTTGGTTATGTCAGCCCGATCGTCTTTAAGTTTTCGTAAACCAGCATTAAACTGTTGTCCAGCCTTTAATATACTGTCCTGGCTCTTTAGAATAATGGTTCGGATACGTTCACCTGTTGCCTCTACCTCCCTTGCTTCCTGTGCATTGATCTCTGCTACATTTGCCCCTTTCTCTTTTTTAGCCTCCTCGAGCGCAGCGATTACTTCATTATGCTTCAGTATTTCCTGGTCTATTTCAAATTTCTTTTCCAGGTTAATAAGCGACATTTGATCAGCAGTAAACAATCTCAATGCATCGAGGCGCTCCTGGAATGTTTTTGTCTCATCGTTTAATATCTGCTCATTAGAATCCCTAGATTGTTCGATTAGAAGCTTCTGTTGTTCGAACCGTGATTTAAGAAGAGATTCCTCAGTATTGTCCGCTATTTTTTGCGGTTTCTCTTTGGCCTTTTCTTTTTCACCTCCCTTAGTTTTTGGTGTCGTGATCTTACTCAGTAAAAATTCACGCTCTTTCGCAATACGGTCTAGTTCCTTAAGGTCTTCAGAAATAGTATCACGGATCCCTTTTAATTCCAACTGGATAAGTCTCAGGTTCTGTGTTTCCGGACCAGAAGAAGCTGCTATTCCTTTAGGACTGAATCCCTCTTTCAATGCCTTTTGCCGCTGTATTTCTTTTTGTGATTCGCCGGCACGAAGCTTAGCGACCTTATCTTCCAGGTCAAACTCTTTTTGTAGCTGCTCAGTGGAAAGGGCAGCCAGTTTACTTTCAATGGCCGTGGCCTTTGCTTTTTCAAGAATTGAATCTTTAGTACGGTCGTATGCATCGGCAGCCTTACCCTGCAGTATTATTTCGTCCTTTACATTTTTAAAGTATTCCGGGTATTGTTTTTGTATTTCATCTACAGCCTCTTTACGCTTCTTGATGGGAATATTTGCGTTGGTGGAGACACGGTACAGGCTATCAAGCGCAGCGATCTGTGTGCCGGCAATCTGCGCAGCTTCTTTATTTACGTCATTAAGAAGCTTTGATTCTCTTGCTGCATCGGAGATACTGTTCTTTAACTTTGCATAGTTTACAGCCAGGTAAATGATTGTGCCTATTATTGCGCCGCCTATCAACAGTTTTGATGCTGCGGCTAACCTCGTTGTAGCTGCAGCAGAAGAATCCGTAGCTGTGGTTACCAGCCCCAGTACAGTCGCATATATTTTATTTGCCGTGGTTCCTTTCCTTGTCAATTCCTGCCCTACCTGCTGAACGCTGTTTGCAATACCCTGTATGGCTATGAGTTTAGAAGTCACAACGGCCGCATCTTCGCCGTTTGCGCCGATCAGCGCATAGGCTCCTGCCGCACCTTGTGCCACGCCAGCCAGTGCATTTAACGAACCCACAACATTATCTATCCCTTTTGTATCGCTGGCATTTAGTTTTAACTGATCTTTTAAGTCAGCGGCTTCATCCTTTGCCTCGCCGATCTGAAGACCGAGATTGCTTAAAAAAGTTGAACTATCTGCCTTTCCGATCGTAACACTCAGGTCAGTAAATGCATTGCCAAGGTTCTTTACCTGTTTTACGGTGGTGGTTCCGGCAGCAGATGAACTTTCAAGCGTATTCTCGATGATCGTAATGGCCTGGGCGGCTCTTTTTAATGACGCCTCATCACTTCCCCCTATTCCTATACCTTTTGACAGGTTTGCTTTTAACTCATCCACTTTGTTGATGAGCGTTTCAAATGGTTTGGCTAAAGAACCGGCGTATCGACCCACATTGCTGGAGAAATTGCCGGCAGATTTTTTTAACTCATTTAGCTTGTTGCTTGTGTCCTCCAGGTATTTATTTAAGGCTTGGCCTCTTGCAGTATCTCTCTGCGATTCTCCGAGTTGTTTGAATATCCTGTACGCCTTTGCATATTTTAATTCAAGCTGTTCGATAGAGCCTTTTTCAGCATTCTGCAGCCGAATCCTTTCGGATTGCTCTTTATTCAACTCCTTTAACCTTAGTTTATTTTCAGCCAGCTGCAAGGCTTCTTTCTGCCGAATCGTTACCAGCTTTGCTTCGCTATCCTGCAACTGCTTAACCAGGTTCTCTGTTTGCTTTACATATGCATTGTATTCTTTCTCTGCCGCTGTTAGCTGTTGAATACTTTTTGCTCCATCGATCTTAATACCAGATTGAGCCAGCGATTTTATGCCGGCTTTTACTTCAGCGAATATTTCAAGCACTTCCTTCTTCTGGGCTTCCAGTGCCGGGACGTCCGCAAACTCATTATATAGTTGTTCCTGGTTTTCAGTCATTTTCTTCAACTGTGGTTGCTACCTTATTTTGTTCCAGGTAATTGTTAATAATCGCAGCGTATTCAAAAACGGTAATGGTCTGCTTATTGATTCGCTCTTTTTGGTACCGGCTTAGCAATGCGATCTCCTTCTCATAGCGGAATCTTTTTTCTGATTCCGTTTCTTCAATCACTCCGGTATCATTGTTTTTGTTCAGAGATTTATACTCTGCATTATATTGGTTAAGAAGAACGATAAGTGTTTTAGAACTGGTTTTTATAGACATAAGGTTCTTCAGATAAACCTCCCGATCTTCTGAATACTGAACAATACCAAAACCCTTTTCACTTAACCAGGTTGCTATCTCTTCATCATATTGTACACGTAATGCTTCAATGCTCCTGTCGATATAAACCATCAGGCATTGAGTTCTTTTTATTTTGTGATAGAGTTCGAAAATATCATTGGTCTTTTCGGTGTTTATAAGGGTGCTATACTCATTTATGATATTCTCCCAGGCCTCCTGCATTTCAGATGGAAGGTGTGTACCATTAATGATCAGCCAGCTCAAATCACCGGTTACATTGATTTCAATGAAATAACTTAGCGGGAGTGTTCTGCAGCTCTGGTGTAACATGCCTGGTAACGGGGAGTCCGGCAGCCTGTGAGGCAAGCCGGTAGCAGACGTTTCCGAACTCGTCTTTATAGATGGCGACCCATTCCCCTGTTTTATTTGCCAGGGCCAGCGCCTCTTTATATGTGTTGTTTTCCTGCTCATGGGCTGCTAGTATTTTTTGTATGCACCCTTCACACGGCATTTTTTGACAATAGCTTTTTAATGATCTTATTTCCAGCAGGCTTTACATGACTTATTGAATATTTACCGGCGCTCTCCTGGTTCAATCCAAATACATCTTTATTTATTTTCAACAGGCGATCAGTTTTTTTATCACTACTGCTACTGAATATTGAAGTAGCGCTCAGCCTGGTGAAGAACCCTTTATGAAAGTCACCGTATAACTTAAAATCCATGTTTCCAAGACCGGGTAACGGATTCAGTATATGCTTTGCGGCAGCATATTTCTTACTCTTATACTTACCTATCTTTCCACCTTTAGAATCAAGCCCTGCCAGCATCTGCTCCTTTTGCAATGCTTCAAAATCCTTTACCGTTGATGCAACCGCCATTTGCACCACCTCAGCCATATCAACAGACTGCATCCGGTTTATTATCGCATTTATACCTGCCATAGAATTGAAATAACCGGGTACTTTTAACGGTACCCGGTTTGTTTACTTTTCACCCGCAGCCTCTTTTGGAGGATTGTCGGCCTTTTTTACATCTTCCGCACATTGTTTCCAGGCTTTTTTTGCCCAGCCTTCATCTTTGGTAAAACCATCAGCGATCAGGGCTTTAATCCCATCCTGTTCATTCATGGCTGCAAAGTGCCGGCTGTTCAGGCTCAAGCTGTCAATGTGTGTGTGCACTGCTTTTGACATAATTCTACTTTAATGGCATTGCTGCCGGTTATTACTTGGTTACGATCAATGAGAACATCTCGTATGGCTTAACTGATGCGCCTGCCAATGCTGATGCTGTTGGCGGAATGATCTCTACCTGGTCCCCGCTTGAAAGAGCGGTCCATGCAGTAGAATCCAGCGTTACAGCATAAGAATCGTCACTTGGGCTATCTGCCACACCTGTAACAGTAAATGCTGCGCCGGTAGAAACCCTTTTTGCCGTCCATGTTAAACCGGAAATTGCAGTACCATACACCACTTCCAGGTTGGTACCACCGGAAGCAATCGCCTGCACTTTATGCACGTTACTTGCGCTGCTAAGCAAAGTCAAAGGAGCATTTATCAAACCAACGTTTGCGGTAAGTGCACTGTTTGCTACAACAAATGCGCTCTGAGATTTATACTCGATCATACTGGCAAAAGTGATTGAGAAAGAGTATTGGTTCACATAATCAGAAACCGGGAACTTGGAAGGATTTACATAGATCTGCTCAGTTGAGAAACCAACCATGTTGTCACCGCTCTTTGTACCATAAATGGTGAAAGCCTCATCAACCAGGAATACATCATAATTTCCTGATTCCACTTTGGTAAGGATGGCATGTTGAAGCTCTCCGCCCTTATAACCGAAGTTGAAAGCAGGAATTCCATCAGCCACAGTTACCTGTGAAGTGGTAAGGTTACCAACTCCGCCCCTTGTTGGTTCACTGGTCTGATCTTCCAGGTTGCGAATATCCCATAATGGATAGATCCTTGATCCACGGACAGCAATGGTCTTGGCGGCTATCTCGGTAAGTAATGCCGATACGCTGGCCCGGTGTGAAGGAGTAAAATAAACTCCGCTGTCGGCGAAAATTACCCCGATCAGCTTTTTCTTCTTCAGGTCGCACAGGGGAACACCGGAATTGAATGTGGTTTCCAGTGTAGCGCAATCCGGAAGGTTTAGAATATCTGCCATGTACGCAGCTTTAAAGAAGTCGTTACCGGTCATTCTTAATCTCCGGCTTACGATCTTGGCAGCATACCTGGAAGGTTTTAAATATTTGCTTTTCATTTTAAAATGATTTTGTTGGTGTACAATCTTGTTTGTTGTGAATACCCAGCGCCTGGATAGATACCTTCAGGCAATCGACCGCATCAATGAATATTTTCTGCTGATCATCCCAGTAATACCCTTTACGAATCCTATGCTTAATACTTTCAATGGTAGTGTGACTAAAAACAGTAGATAAAACAAATTGCTTTAGAAGTTCACGATAGATAGGATAAAGTACCGGAATATAGTTGTTAGCCATCCGGTCCTTTGCTTTCCATGTTTTATCTGTGCCATTGAAAATGAAAATGTCAGCCGCTGCGGTGCCGTAGATACCTTCGTCTTTTCTTTCTATTTCGAAAGGCTCGGCTAGCCACACCAACGGAAATTTCTTGTCATATTTCTCCGGATCCAAAGCATACTGCTTTAATGTTTCATTCAGCTCTTCCGTATATCCATACTGATAATCCAGAACGGACCACCCAGCAGGCTGGCCTGCAAGTGTGTTCTTTAACTGCAATGCCGCTTTAACAGCGGTAACAACAGTTTCCAGTTCATCGGTCAATATGTATTCCGGATCGTTCATATACCGAAAGCATTTGTTTTTTTAACCAGGTTATAAGGAACGCGGCCATAGTAATTCTGGAATTCCGGATAGTCGTCAGGCTTTGAGAGCAGGAATTCAACCAGCTCACAATTCCATGTAACCATCTGGTTCCATGCCCTTACCTGTTTGTTTACAGGAGTCAGGTCTATGGCAATCGCATTTACTTTTGCACCCTTTTCGCCGCTAGCGGTTGATACCGATACGTTATTCTGCATCCAGTGCCAGTAAATGTAATTGGCAATCAGACTTTTCTTAGCCTGTCCACTACCACTGGATCCATCAGTGAAAATCAATCCACGCCACTTGGTAAGATACCCGGCCCGATTAGTGTATTCAACTCCGTCACGGATGGATGTCCACTTAGCCGCAGGTGATCCGGCTGCAATACCTGCTTTATAAGCCTTATATAGTTCGTAGCCCAACAGATCTGTCAACAGCTTTTCCTCATGCTCGTTTATGAACATGGTCAGGCTGTTGACATTATCCGTCAGTTGGGCAATGCTTAATTCAGCAAAAAAATATGTTTGATCGATGCTGGGCATTAGTCGTTCGTTACGTATATCCAGCCTTTATAACTTAGCGAGCTGGTGCCCGTCTGTGTTATCAGCGCCCTGTAATACCCCCATTTTTTTGGGGATTCAGAGAACCCATACACATTGGTCGCGTCGGTCAATGTATCGGAGCTGATGGTAAACCAGGTTGTACCGGCATCATTGCTACCCTGCCACTTTACACTTCCGGCAATGGTTCCGGATATCTTGGTAACAGGAAGGTGAATTGATATGGTTGACTGGTATCCCTTCACTTGAAGTGTTGGGCCCTCAGCTGCTGCCTGGGATGCCGTATCCAATGCCAATGCATTAGGATTCGTCATTTGTGTTTGCGCTTTGGCGGAGATCATAGTGATCGACACCAGAGCAAGTAAAAAAAATATCTTTTTCATTGAATGAAATTTGATTGTTTTAAATGTTGTTTATTCTTCTTTCTCTGCTTCCCCGGTAACACCAGGTTTTTTATCATTGGCCAACAGTCCTAGCAATACCGGTTTGGTGGCAGATTCTTCGAAAGCAATACCTTTTGAAGTAAGCTCGGCTTTTAGCTGTTCTTTATTTAATTTGCTGTAGTCGATAGCTTTTTCATCGGCACCAGATTCTTCTTTCTCTGCTTCCCCGGTAACAATACTTCCAATACCCTGTGCAGTGAATACTGCCGCTGCCTCTTTGGATACTGTTACAGGCCCTTCCGGCATGATTTTATTGCCAGGGAATCCTTCAGGATACTTTACATTAAAAACCACATCGTTAGGGTTTTTGTATTGTTCCCCTTTATTGCCTTGCAACACCTGAACTGTTACTGATGCTGCACTGTGTTTTAAGCCTTCCATGATAAAATATTTTAAGATTAAAAAATTAAGCAGATGTTATAAGAGCCTTAACCGCTGCAAACGTGGTTCCTTTAACAATTGCCGGAGTGCGCAAAGCAGAGATGTAATCAAAATAGTATTGCTCCAGAACAGTGCTGTATCTGTTTTCCGCAAAGTCGGTACCGTTATAACCAACCTTCATTATGATGCCTCCGCGTAACAGTATATTATACTGCTTAAAATCACCGGTAAGAACATCATCCGCACCCATTGCAGGATTTCCTATCAATGCCAGGTTTTTTAAAACGTCCGGAGTATCAACCCACTCATACTGCGATGTTTGGATAGTGCCGATATTGTACTTCTTATAAGTACTCATTATTGCAGCATTTGCATTAGCGCCAAAGGTGGCTGAATCAACCTGCGCAGCCATTGCGGCAAGCGCAACCCAATCATTTACTGCAGCTGCGGCCCTGGTACCAAAACTTGCGTTGGTATTATATGCTGTTGCAGCGGTAATGATATTAGCCAGAACAGCAGTATTGATTCTGTTTACCAGGTCAACCCTTCCTTTTCCTAAAATATCAGACTGCAACCGCTCGAAATCAAGTGTGAATTCGTCGGTGAACCCTAGTAAAGTGGCTTCTTTCTTATACTCAGAACTTTTTAATGTGTAAGCGTATTGGCTCAACGGTTTGCTTCCGCCTTCTAAAACGGTAGCAGATGCACCATATTTAGCCTGCTCTTCATACCAAATTGCAAAAGGCATTTCAAAGCCTACATTAACCAGGTTACACAATTCAAATACCCATGGTGAGTTTCTGTACTGACTTTGTACCGGCGCATTACCGCCCATGCGAAGTATGGTAGCTGCATTAATACTTGAGGCAATAGAAGCCTGGTCTCCTACGGCAATAGAAGCATGCGGACCTGCAGCTTTTGTCCGGTCAAACGGACGGGCAACAATCTCTCCTTTATTGTTTGTGCTGATCATAAACTCCATTACGCCGCTACCCTGTTTGTGTACCTTGCGCAATTCTTCCTTATTCTCCTCGAGCACCTGGGCAATTGATTTATTGCCGGCTTCAATTCCGTTCTGTTTAAGACCAAGTTCTGTGAGAGTAGTACCTTGTTTTTTTGCCAGTTCCTTTAACTCTTCCAATTGATCTTTAAGCGATTTGGCCTCTTCACCTTTAAGTTCAAGCTTTACACCAGCGACAAGCCCGGCAAGGTCTTCCTTTGAAATTTTTCCGGTTTCAACACCTTCTTTCATCTGGTTGGCCATTTTCTTTACTGCCAGCAATACTTTCTGTTCCTGTTCATTAAACCCGTCTTTTTCTTCCTGTGTAAGCGATATCACGGCGCCGGCATTGGCAAGAGCCAAACCATCGTGCCCCGAATCTTTGCCAAATATGAAGATGGCAACTGTTACCAATAAGCCCAGCGCAAGCACCAGGTACTTATTAATCTTAATTTTTTTCATGATTTTAAAATTATTTTTTGTTTTTAAAAATTGGCTATTGCTTCAGCCATTTTATCCCACTTTACCCCTTCATCTTTCTTCTCTTCTTTTACATGAGTGGCATCTGCCGGCTCATTCTTCTCAGTGGTAACAACCGGCTGAGATGATTTGAATCCAATGGTTGGAGTTATGATATTGCTGCCTTTTACAACAGCAGATCCTTCTATGATCTTTGCCTCAAGCACTGCCCAGAAATAACCCTGGTTCTCTGCATCCTCAATGTTGGCAACCATGGGTGAATACTGCACCCAATTGGCATATTCTTCTTTGTAATATTCATCCTCTGATTCATTCACACAAAGCTTAATCACAACGTACCGCATGCCGACAGAATGATTTTTTACAAAACCTTTCCGGTACTGTTCCTCCATATAAGGGTTTCGTCCTGTCAGAGGAGTTGCGAATATGAGCGCCTCAGTAGTTCCGGTCTTTTCCAGCCCTAATTCCTTCCAGGTAAGCTTTTCAGTGTACCCTTTTGATTCATCACTGATCACTGATGCGAAAGCCATCTCGTGTTCCTGCAGGTGCAGGAAAAGCTTGTTATCTTTAAGGCTCTTATTCCATATCCCTGGGATATGAACATCACTGTGGCTGTCCATCCAGTTGGTGGTATTGATAACGCAAAGGACCGTTTCTGGTCCGCCGGCAATCATTTCCTTTTCTACATTGGCTACCGACTTGGTGAGCTTACCTTCCTTATCCACGAAATATTTATCGCTCAGGCTGAAGCCTACTGTGACCGGGTCGGACTCCTTGGTGATTGATTTTTTTTCTGCGATGAGAATGTTTTTGTTTTCAACCAAAAACTTCAGCAGATCTTTTTTTGAAAGGTTTGCCGGAACAGTAACGCCTCCTAATTTTACGGTTGGCTTGCTCATTTTTTTACGGTTTGTTGGTTAGCAATAACTGAAGTCTTAGCAGCTTTTGCTGCCTCGATCTCTTCTTTGGAAGGCTTTTTTACTTCCTTTGCCTTATCGTTACTCATAAAACTTATTTTGTTACGTATAATGATTTGTCTTCTACCTGCTTGACTTTCCCTGTTGTTAATTGCGATCTTTTTTTTGCTTTAGGCTGCCGGAATCCAGCCGGAACTTTACTCTGAACTTTACTGACTGCCAGTCTCTTCAGCAGCTTTTTTTGGGCCGGCTCAAAGGAGGAGATTGATGTGTTGTATACCACAATATTCTTCCTGCCGGTTTGTGCTTTATCCTTATCTGCGTCATTGATTGCTGTCCTTAGAGATCTTATCTGCAACCGGACGGCCATAGTGCTAAGCCACCTACGGATATGTTTTAAATTCATCCTTAACAGGATGAATAAAATAGCCAATGCCATTAAAACCAATATGATAAATGTCCAGTTCATTATTCGTTCAGCATTATATTTTTACAATGATCACATGTCACATAGCCCATTCCTGATTCATTGTTTTTTGTCGGTTTGTTGCATGCAGTACAGTTAATGAATCTTTCAGATTTTGATTCTTCCGTTTGTCCGGCATCCTGTGATGGCTGAATAGTAACGCCTACTTTACCGAATGCCCATCCTAAGGCTACCAGTTGGAAATAATACATTTTACCAAACTCTCCTTCTAGGGGATCATCACCATTAGCAACCCTCCATTCATTCAGGGTACATACATTATTCATGAACTCAATTAACCTTGCGTCGTTCCTGATTTTTCGTGCTTCTGCCTTTTTCTTCTCATCATCCTGCATTACCGGAACATTGCTGAAATCTTTTTGCATTTCCATGTCATACCTGGCCAGATCAAAAAAACTGTTCCACTGTTCGCAAATATTTTCAGCCTCTGGAATTATGGTATCCTGGTAAAGTATTTTTTTAGCCTCGAGCTTATTTGAAAACGTAACGCCCTTAATGCTGCTCATTAGCTCATATGGATACCCGTAACTATCACAGATCCGCATAATATCATCCTCTATCTCCTCAAATAACATAAGATCCTTTGTCGGAACTCCCATCTGTTGCCATTTTAAGGCAGCCTGGCTGATGATGAACTTCCATTGGTTATTCTTTAATCCATACCTCATGAAGTCATTTTGCAGATCTGCTTTATGTTCTGGATTTACAGCAACCTGACCAACGGTATTTGTTTCGGGTGTAAGTAATCCGAGCGCACCACGGTAATTTATAAGCACGTTCCTGCTTTCATATGCACCCATAATATTATTGATCTGTAATTCAAGGGCACAAACACGGCTTTCAGGAAAAATGGGAGATTCGATTGCCGGGGTAAAGTCTTTGATGATCCATAAATCTGCTACGGGGAGATAGGTCTTTTCGTTTCCAAAATTGATTATGATACTTTTAATCACATCTTTATTACTCTCTGCAAGTAACCAGTTTCTTTGAGTTTCTTCAATGTCTACCATGGAAGGGGGGATATTCCATAACCTGGTTGCATCGCTATTCGGAAACCCATCTGGTTTAATTGGCAGCAATATGCTGAATCCAAAAGCCTGGCAATAAACATACTGCTGGGCTTCAAACTCTTTTTGACTTTGGAATGAGTTCGGATTTGCTAAAAGAGCACGGATCTTTTTTGCCAGCTCGTTGGTAGATTCTTTTTCCTTGGATTTTCCCTTTTTATTAATTATCCATGTTTTTCCATTTACGAAAGCCTGTGCTTTCTTTAGAATGATCGCATTTAATGGTGCGCATTTTTTAAGGGCTTTCAAAGAACTAGCATGGCCACTGTAACTGAATTTATAATCAATACCGCCGGCTTGATTAAACATCCAGAAATCTCCGCCACTTTGTGATAGGTCGGCGCCAATGAGCTGTGGTGCTGCAATAGCACTTAGCCCTTTGGTTACAGTGGTGAGTGTACTCATTTATTTTTAGCCGGTTTTTTAAAGTAACCGGTGTTGGTAATTTGTTTTAGCCACGCCATTGTAAGCATCCAGATAACCATGACCCAGGAAAAAATAGATAAAACATTAAGAACAATAATATTTCCCTTCGTCCATTCACCTTTTTCTGCCTCATGCTCAATAACCATCATTTTGCGGCATAGAAAATATCCAGCTAAATAAATGATGACGGCAATGATGATATTTTTTTCCATAAACGATAAAGGGCCATAGCTGCAGGATTATGCAACTATGGCCCTTATGTGGCTCTTTGATTTTATTCTTAGCGCTGTGGTTTAAATTCCATTCCCTCTTTTCTTACACCATCCGGCTTTTTTGTCATGGCTTCAACAGTATTGAATGTGCCGCATTTGCATCTGATCTGCACGATACCATCCTTTAAAGAGAGCTTTGCAAGCAAAGCATTGCAATTGCTACAGCGCTTTTCATACAATATCTGTTTGTCAGCCAATACCTATTTTACGAACAAAAGTAATATTTTATTGATTTAGTACGGAACTTTTTTTATGCAGGGGTGTTAAAATCAAATAAAGCCTGGTTGAAATGTTATTAATCGAAGGACAAAAACTTCATAAATTTAGTTCAGGTTTATAGGCAATCCTGCCACCGTTTGCCGGGTAAAGTTTCGATATAGATGATCCAGAAGTTGATTGAAAACAACAGGATTATTAAGAATTTCTGTGGCCACGTAAGAATAGCAGAGCCGGTTGGACCTGTAGTAAACCATCCAGTCCTGTTTAATATTTTGATCGACCACTCTGTTCTCAAACTGTGCCACATCAAAATTAGTGAGATACATATCCCGGTACTTTGTTGCATAAAATACCTTCCCTTGAGCAAAAGAGTCTCCCATGGTTATCATTGAGTAATCAAGGCCAAGGCTGAGGACGGTATCTTTAGACAATTCGTTCATTAAAATATTTTTCCCTGTCCGGTGACAACATACCTGGTAGGGTCAATTAAGTGATTATAATCATCAACCGGTTCGCCGGTTGGCTTATCGTACTTATCTACGGCGTAAATATAATTATCAATTTCGTTCCAATAATCAACGCTTTCTATACAAACAAATAATTCCCGGCTCGTTAATTCGCTGATACCATAAGCCACACTACCAGGCGGCTTCAGCGCTCTTAATACAAAGAAGCCCTTCAGCAGCTGCGGAAAGCTTTGAATATCTTCCGGCGTAAGTTCGGACCTGCCCCATCCGCTGATCAGTTTATTAATGGAAAGTGGATCAGCGCTATCGGCCACAATAATATCCGATGGGGTGATACTTAGCCGGCAAAGCATTTTACCAATCTCCAGGATATCCATCGGTTTATAATTCAACTGACGGACCCAAACCGAATTTCTATGCATCTTTACGCCTACCAGTCCTGCAGGGCTTGCTGTACCAAAGTCCAATCCATAGATTTCCTTGTACGGCAACTTGTGATACTCTTCAAGGGTGATGCTCTTTGCCTTTGTGATAACCTGTCCCTTCCTTCCGCTGCTGGCATATCCAAGTATCTCAGTGAAATAATAATGCGGATCATAAAGATGGCTTTTCGGATCACCATATCCTTCATAATCCCTAACCAGGTCTTCAGGCAGATAAGGATTGTCTTTATAATTCGTTTGAATGCAGACAAAGCCCTCGATTTTCCGGGGCTTTAATTTAAAATATCCAGTGGCCTGCCCCTGCTCATTCAGCACAGGTTCTTTTTCAAAATAGCGCTCCACGATCCAATGCCTTACATCAGGCGTATTCAGCATCACGATAAACAGCCTGCCCTTCTTCTTTATACTGTCCTTAAACGTATTGAATTTTTGAAAACTCCTTATATCTTCGGCCTCCTCGATGATTGCAATGTCAACATCAGAGATCCCTTTTAAGGCTGATTTCTTTTCCTTTGAACTGGCTCTGAAACCTTGAGTAAAAATTGACATCTCTCCACTACGCCTGTCTTTCAGACCAGTATCCAACTTATCAAACATCGAATTAAAATGACCATGTTCATTTGCCGTATCGTACCGCTTAAATATTTCATTCAAAATAGACTCACGGATCTTCTCCTTCTCATCCCGCAACACAGCACACCTTTTATCCCGTACCGTGGCACTGTATGCCGTGAATTTGCTTACTTCATAAGTCTTTGCACCACCGCGGCCGCCAATGCATATTACAATATTGGTCCCTTTCGGAAGTTTATAAAGGATCTTGAATGGTTCAAGGGCTGATATTTCAACCTCTATTTCGTCTTCAATGGATATCATTATTTAAAAGAAACTTTCTTGGAAAAGATCACCGGCTTAGTCTGTTCATTATCTTTTTCGAAAATACCGTGATGGCGCCCCAGCAGCTCCAGCGATTTAACCTTATCGTGGGTCTTTAAACTGATACCATCCTTTGTCTGCTTGATCTCTGAAATGGCCCGTTGCTTTTCATCATCCAGGTCACTGGTAAGTTCAATATAAGCCACACGGATCTTCCTCCTTTCTTTACCCTTACCAACTATCATATCCTTAACTTTCACAAAGTCAGTTGTCTTTGCAAAAGCAATTGTTTCGAGTTCCTTTATAATGTCATTTGCGGATTTAGTGGCCTGAATGGAGCGCTTTGCTATGATTGACGATATCTCCTTCTGGATTAATGGATTGTCGAGTAATTGTGAGGCGGTAACCTTAGACCTTATTTTGGAGTATCCGGCTCTTGCCGCCGCTGCTGATCCGTTAAAGTCTTTGGAATATTCAATGCAAAATATCATCTGCTTATCACTAAGCATGCCAGTTACGATTTGTTACCATATATAACAAAGCTAATCAATATTTTAAGAATAAAAATACTAAAATATTGATTAGCTGAAACTCAGTAAGTTATAACGTTAACTTAATTCTTCTATTTCTCCCGGCCTTTCATATACCGTTCTGCATCCATGGATGTATCCGCATGCAGCGAAACGTTTCTCTTCTCCCCCTCCTTCGCCTTAAAATAGTACCAGAACAGGGCTTTCATGGCCTGGGAGATGTCTTCTGTTCCGCTGGTGATGGTGCTGAGATGTTTGTAATTAAGGCCGGTATCATCGGCGATATCTTTCAGCCGGACTTTGAGTTTACTCATGCGGTTGGCGATCCAGGCCTGGTCAACCTGGTTCACTTCCGGCTCCACATAGGGGTTGGCATGCACCTGGATCTTCCTGTCCGGGAAGAAGCGGCCGAAGGTTTCATGCACAATCTCAATCAGGCGCTTTTGTGGATGCTGGATACCAACAGGGCTTTTACCCTGGGAGACACCAAAAATCACTTTACTGTCATCGGCGCCCACAATCTTAAAGCTGATGTTACCGTACTTCCGGTGCTCTTTAGCAGCCATTTCCATAAGTGCAATGTCGCTTTCGCCCACGATCCCGTCGAGCAAAGGCAGGTACTTGATTTCATTCATAACTGTATTTTTAAAAAAGAGGGGCGGCGATTTTACCGCCCCGTCCTTCATGTTAAACAACCCATTTGAATGTGCTGCTCTCGATGTTGAAGATGAACAACTGGTTGTTCTCCTTCCCGGCTTCGATTGCTTCGTCTTCGCTTTCGTAGACTTCAATCACATTCCAAAGTTCCGTGTCGCCGTCTTTGAACCCTTCCACGGTACCGGTGGTTTTAGTTGCAATCTGAAATGCTTCCAGCATGCCTTCCTGACCTTTAAATGTCGGGAAGTTTGTTTTTACCACCCAGCCCTTTTGAATCCGCTCAAAGTGGCCGATTCCGAGAATTTTGTCCTCCATTTCGATCTCGATAATGAGGACTTTTAAAAATGCTCTTTCCATTGGTTTGTTTCTCCATTTCTATTGCGGAGGAGCCGCTTTATTGTTTCAATGAACTTTGATATACAAATATAGTATAAATATCCAGTAAAACAATACTTTTATACTGAAAGTTTTTGCAATTTTTGCAAATAATTTAGAAGGAAATCTTCAAACCTGTCCCGTTTTATGCTAATGTACCGGGGGTGCACACGGGAAAAGTGAGAAATCGGGGTATTTTAGCGATTTTGGCTGTTGTCTTTGATGGGTGTGGTGGGCTTTCTGACCAGCTTTTTGATCATCTCCAATATTTCTTCTGGCCATTCCATTTCTGCGGCGGTTATTGCCAAATCCTGGTATGTTACATAACCTTCTTCCATACCTGCTGGTGCTGGTGGGTGGGCGGCGTAACCGGATTGCAATTTATACTGGTGAAACTTCAAAAGAGAAATTAGGCGCATTCGGAAACTTCCGTTAATCGTCCCGGTTTGTTTAAAATAATCAATACTTGCCATTTCTAAACCTCCGTACATTGGGCCAATATGCTTGTCAATAAGTTTCCCCAGTTCTTCGCCACTTAACTCCGCCATTCTCTGCACATCTTCGACGGGGGAGGGTTCGCTTTCGTCGAGCCATTCCCATTCATTCGACCTATTTGGATTTCTGATAGCAAAATCTTGTGCATCAAATAGTATAATTTGACTGGCAATAAATCTGCTAATAGTCCGACTGGAAAACATAGGTAATCTTTCGCTTGCTTTTATCCACTTCATAACTGTTACTTTTTATTTAGTGATTGAATGAATTGTTCAGCCCGTTTACGGTATGGACTGTCGTATCCGCTATACGGCAAGGCATCTCTTATTAAATCTATTGCCTTACCCATCTCCTCCTCACTATACCTTTGCCAGGTTACGGGGCGGAGGTAGGATTTAACGCCAACGGAAACGGTATCATTGTACTTAGTGTAATGCCTCCATTCCTTTGCTGCATAGTCGTAATACCCAATTTTACAGGTTCCGTCTTCAAATATTATCATGCAATCAACTGATACATCTTCGTACACAGTATCACGCTCCCCCGGCGGCTCCTTGACCGCATCCACCTCCTCCCATAAGTTCCCGGATGGGGGTTGAGAGGCGAATTGCTCAAACGCTTTGTAAAGGAATTCCATTTGATCTGGTAATAGAAAATCTTCCCAACTACGCCCGTATGGTTTGTTATTATCAAGTGCCTGCTGTATTTTACTTTTCATTGCTTGTTGTTTTTATAATTAATTATTTGACGTTGTTTTTTTGATACCTAAGAAGTCAACCCAGCCATCCATATATGGATCACCAAATAAAGGGATATATCCATGTAATGAACAGCACAAAGCCAATACACTACAATTTTCTACCCTTATAGGGAATCCATTATTAGTAATAGTTTCATCACCACGCTCTATTTTTTCAAGTAGTCTTCCAAACTCTACGCCATAAGTAAATGATTGCGATTGGTCAGGAAATTTTATAAGTAAATTACTTTTCATTGTCGTTGTTTTTATTGAGTGAATTTATTTTCGTAATATTCCTCCGATGACTGGTTACGATATAACCCATCTTCGTGAGCATCCACTATCTGTTCCTTTTCTACCGGGAGTAGGGAGGTAGCTTTCTCAATACAAGCACGATAAGCAACTGCTAATCCACCTGAACCAATAGATGCTATTTCCATACCTTGTTCTTTGAAATAATCTCTTGTGTTTTCAGATTCATGTTTTAATACCTCAATTTCTCTGATTAGCTGCATGAGGGCTGTCATTTCCTTTGGCATGGTTAGAATGTTTAAAAGTTATGTTTTAGTTTTATGGCGGACGCTTTAATTAACCGCTTTACCATATCGCCGTTTTTTACCCGAGTTGCATACCAGCGGCTTATCCTGTGTTTTTTAATTTTCATACCGTTATCCTTTATTGGTGATTAATGGTTTTGCAAGTATCTTAGCCCCATTACAAACATCACATACGTCATGTACAGAAACGCCCTTTCCCGGCACAAACCCTTCCCCTAAACACTTGGGGCATAGCTGCCATTCGCCTAAAACCTTCTCCCCTTCCCGCTTCTCTGCCTGTAGGGGTAGGGCTATGATGCGTCGGCGGTCTTGGTTATAATAGATTTCATAAGTCGCTTCGTCCACATTTATCCAGTTTGTTTGACCGCCGGGCTTAACATGCCATTGCTTCACATAATCCACGCCTTCGGTTAATACCTGATTGTTGGTAAAAGGATTAGGTAGATCGCATTGATAGCATTTACCTATTGGTATTCCTTCTTCATAAATAAACTCATCAAGGTATATTGCCTTCCCTGGGGTAGCGTTTGGATGTGTCATTTGGTTGATTTTGATTTTTAAAAGTTAGGGTTTGACGATTACCATTTATAATCATCTTCGCCGTCTTCGTAATCATAATCAATATAAAA